ATGTGGCAATGTAAGCGAATATACCACATTTAGTGTTGCTAATGAAGATGAACAGATGATTGTATCTCCTGTTATGATTCCTAACAAACCTATTTTAAGAAAAGATAAAGATGGTGAATTATTTTATGTTTATTTCTCAGCAGACACTATTAAGAGAATGGCACATAACTTTCTTATAAGTAAACGTACAGATGCATTTAATCTAGAACATGATTCTAGTATGAAATTGAATGGTATTAACTTGGTAGAAAGCTGGGTTAAACAAACAGAAGGTGATAAATCAACGAAGTATGGTTTTGGTGAACTACCAAATGGTACATGGTTTGTACAATTGAAAGTACAGGATTTTAAATTATGGACTTTAATAAAATCAGGTATTGTTAAAGGTTTATCACTAGAGGGTGTCTTTAACCAAAAAGCTGTAAATGCTAAGATAGAAGATATATTTTAAATAGTGGATTTGTGTTAAATGTTTTAAATGGGAAAGCTAAGAGTGTTCCTCTTAGTTAGTTGTTTATTTGTTTTATTGTTTGTTTAAGGGGCCTTTAATTAGTGCCCCTTCTTTCATATATTTGTGTGAAACTTTTTATAAACCCTAAAAGATATTCATATGGATTTAAATCTTAAAGAATTAGTAAAGCAACATTTTAATCTTATTGATGCTGATGCTACCTTCTCTAAGGATAAAACTCCTAATTCTCTTGCGGTTGATTTCGCCCGTGTTAAAACAATGGATGGTGAACTTGAATTAGAATATGATGAACTAGCTGCTGGAAAGGAAATTTTCCTCGTTACCGAAGATGGTAACATTCCTGCCCCAACTGGTGAATATGTTCTTGAAGACAACAAAGCCATTAAAGTTGAAGACGGACTAATCGCCGAAGTAAAAGAGGTTGAAGGTGTTGAAGCTGAGGAAGAAGTAGTTGAAGACGATAAGACCAAAATGGCTGAAGAAGTAGTGGTTGTTGAAGAAGTTGAGGATGAGACAAATGACCAAATTGGAGGTCTTGTTGATGCTATTGAAAAAGCAGTAATTTCTAAGATTGAAGAAATGTCACAAAAAATCGAAGAAATGGAAGCTAAAGTAGCAAAAATGTCTCAAACCCCAGCAACTGAACCTACTATTGTAAAATCACAAAGAAAACCAGCAGAAACCTTCTCTACATTTAAAAGTGAAGACGTTAATGTACGTAGGAATGTGCTATTAAATCAAATCAAAAACCAATAATTAAAAATTTTATTAATCATGAGTAATACACTTTCATCAATTACCAATGATTTCGTTGATAGAGAAGCAGCTGGATTTAAAGCTAGACTTGTTAACGAAGGTAATACTATTGAATTAGCTACTATCCAAACTGGAGTAGCATACAAAGCAACTATTAACAGCGTTTATGGTGACGGAAACTTCCAGTACGGAGAATGTGTTGGTGGTGCATCAAACTCGGCTAACGCAACTACTTCATCATTTGAAGCACGTGAAATTTTAGCTTGTAAACACACACTTTACGACAGCATTTGTATGAATGAAGTTGCTGCTAAGTTCGGTGGACTTGCAGGTGACGAATCTACTGAAGGTGCACTTCAAGCACTTGCAGAAGGGGCACTTTCAAGCATGCAGAAGCAAGTTGAAATTAACCTTTGGAATAAAGCCCAATCTGCACTTTGTGAAGCTGGAATGGGTCTTTACACTGAAATCTCATCTTCAACTTCGGGTGTAACTGCAATTGCTTCACCAACTATACCAACTGGTTCATTTGTAATAGCAGCTATTAATGAAGCATACGAAAATGTACCAGATGCTGCTTCAAACGTAGATGGTCTTGGTATCTTCGTAGGTCTTGATGTATTCAAGAAATACATGACTGCACTTTCAACTTCAACTGGTGCTGTATTAGGTGGATATGAGTTTAAGAGAACTGCAAACGGTTCACTTACTTATGTTGAACACCCAACTGCACCTGGTGTAATCGTAGTTGGTACTATGGGTCTAACAGGAACTCAAAGAATTGTTGCTGGACCAGTTAAGGACATCGTAGTTGGTACTTCATTGGCACCTAGTGATTTAGGATTCCAATTATGGTACTCAATTGAAGACGATGCAGTTAAATATCGTGTTAACGCTAAATTCGGGGCTAATATTGCAAACCCATCATTGTGGGTATCTAATGACTTGGCCTAATTGTTTAACCTTAAAAAACATATAAGCTATGTCATGTAATATAACCTCAGGATTTACACTTGGATGCCGTGATAATACAGGTGGTATTAAATCAGTATACATCTATGGTGGTACTGACAATTTAGTAGTTACCTCAAGTGCAAGTGAAATCACTGACATTTCTGGTTCAGGTACTTTTTATAAGTTCGAACAAGTACGTCAGACAAGTAACTTCAATGAAGTAATTAATTCAAATGTTGAAAACGGTACTATCTTTTACGACCAATCATTAGTGTTACAATTTCACAAAATGAGTGGTTCTCTACAAGAACAAATCTCAACCTTGGTTAAAAACCCAGACTTGAGAATAATTGTAGAAACTAACAACGGTCAAACTGTAACTGCTGGAAACGGTAGATATTTCCTTATGGGTGAGTACAATGGTGCTTCACTTACTGCAGGAAATGGAGGAACTGGAACTGCGTTTGGTGATTTAAATGGTTATTCATTAACCTTTACTTCTCCAGAACCAGAAGCAGCTAAAGAAATTGTTACTGCACTATCATCACTTACGGTGACTGTAGAGTAATAATTTTTCCTATATAGATTACAAGGGGCACATATGGTGCCCTTTGTTGTCTATTATTTAATGTAAGATAAGAATTATGCTATACTTTCAAATAACAGGGTCTATTGTAAATACTGTGGCGTTTTATACACCTTCATCCTCATTAAACTACAATGTTGGTGATAACATTTACATTCTATTTACTCAGGATTATTCATTAATTTCTTCTAGCGTAGATTCAACGATTAAAAACGTATATGAACACTACCTTGTATTTGACATATCGGGCAGTGATTTACCACAAAGAGGTGGTTTATACACAGTTACTTTAAACCAAGAAGTAACATGGGATACTTACGATGTAATGTGGGAGGATAGTGATTATAACTGGAATGCACCTATATTAGAAGATATAATAGATACTGAAAGGGCTTTCCTATTTGAATTAATTGAAGAAACACCATACACATCCTCATTTGAAGAAGCTAATTACTATACAGCATCATTAGAGATAAGTGGGGCAGTTCCCTACATATCTGTTAGAGAAACAGGAACATATTACGTATACAATGGCTAAAGCAAAATTTTTCACTAGAGAAGATAATAGATATTCACTTAAAGAATCAAGAGGTGATAATGGTTACATTAAATTTGGTATTGATAATTTATTCCCAAATAATTTAATCAAGTTATATAACTATTCTTCAATACATGGTGCCTGCATTATGGCAAAAACTAATGCAACTATTGGAAATGGATTAATATCTAAAGAAGAAGACATCTTAAAGAAAGCTAATCCTAAAGAATCATGGAATGATATTTTCAGAAAAGTTGCTTATGACATGAATCTATTTGGTGGTTTTGCTTTACAAATTATTTGGAGTAGAGATAGAACTAAAATTGCTGAAGTATATCATATTGATTTTAGTTATGTTCGTGCTGAGTATAAAGATAATTACGGACAAATTCCTGGTTATTATCTATCTAATGACTGGTCACATAACTCACATTACTCAAAGGATACAGTTGATTACTTACCAGCATTTAATCCAACGAATGCTGTAGATGAACCAAAACAGTTATACGTTTACTCCCCATATAGACCAGGACTAGAATATTACCCATTACCAGATTATATGGGTGGAATTCATATTATTGCATTAGATGCTGAAGTAGATAACTTCCACATGAATAATATTAAGAATGGTTTAGCACCTTCTATAGCAATCACTACATTTACAGACTCAGCCCCTGAAGAACAAGAATGGATTGAACGTGCTTTAAGAAATCAATATGCAGGTACAAATAATGCAGGTTCATTACTTTACATGGATGTTGCAAGCCCAGACTTAGCACCTCAAATTACTCCAATTCCTGGAAATGGTAATGATTCGTATTATGAAGTAATGAATAATATGATTCAACAAAAAATACTTACAGCCCACAGAATTACCTCACCTATGATTTTAGGTATTAAAACCGAAGGTCAATTAGGAGGTAGAGATGAAATGTTAGATGCTTACTTATTGTTTATGAATACTGTAATTAATCCTATTCAAGCTGACATCTTAAGTTCATTTGAGTATCTTTTAGAAATCAATTACAATGATGTTACTATTGGAATTGAAACTACTCAGTTATTTGATGATGGGTCTATAAAAACAGATGTAGTAGTAAGTGATGAGTCAAATGAAGCAGATGCACAAGATTTAGAAATAATTACAGAAACTCAAAACGCCTAAACTATAAGAAATGGATAATGTAATATTTGTAAGCGAAACTAAGTTAAGGCAATTCACAGATTTAAACAATAATGTTGACAGTGAATTAATTAAGAATGGAATTCGAGAGGCACAATCTATCCAGATACAACGTATCTTAGGAACTAAATTATATAAACGTTTAATGGAGGGGGTTATTGCTGATGATTTAGATGCATCGGAAATTACATTACTAAATGATTATATAGCGGATGCTTTAGTTTATTGGGCCTACTATTACTGTTTGGATGCTATTTATTTACGTCCAAGAAACAATGGTTTAATTAAACCAACAGGAGGTGAAAATTCAGTTGATGTTGACTTAGTTTTTTATGATAGAAAAAGAAATACTGTAAGAATGAAAGCTGAATGGTATAGTGAATTACTAGCTACTTATCTTATTGAAGAGGCATCATTATTCCCAGAATATGATACTGAAAATAAGAACTATCAAAAGAAACCAGATAAAGGTTCACAATATAGTAAAAATCCATTTGTATTGAGAAACTCATCAAGAGGACAATGGCCATCGAATTTACCAATTGATGCAGGCTATTTAAACGGAGGATATAATGTTTAGTAAAATTTTTTCAAATATTATACCCATGGATAAAATGTTTGAATTGATGGAAAAATTCCCATTAATAATACCTAATGTAGTTTCAGTATTGGGTCTTAGTATAAGTATAACTGATGCAAATGAATTTTTAAAGTTAGTATCGTTGATTATAGTTTTAATAATCAACTGTTTTGTACTGGGCAATAAGATATATGAATGGAGAAAGAAACGCAAAATAAAAAAATAGTAATGAAATTTGATTGGAAAGGATATCTACAACCTACACCTAAATTAATGCGTAAGCTAGGAAATACTTTACTAGGAGTAGGTTTATTTGCAATGGGATATTCATTTATAAATGATAGTAAGTATTTAATGGGTTTATTTTTCAGCTTAGGAGTACTGGGTAAATTGATGTCAGAATTTTTTGTTGAAAAGTAACGATAATTTTTTAGAAGATAAAAAAGGGAACCACATTTGGTTCCCTTCTTTTTTAGCAAATATTAAATCTAACATTACATAAAATGGCATTAAAATGAACGTTGACTTAATCTTTTTTATGTTTTAATAATGCTGGGCAATTAAATACTTTAGCGTAGTGTTCTAGTGCAGCATTAAAGTGGTCTGTAGCTGACTCAAAACCTTCTTTTGCCCACAACTGATTGTTACATAATGCATTTGATTTAGTAATACATATTTTACACCAAATCTGTAAACCATCTGCTGATTTTTTACGTGGACCAAATTCATTTATTGGTTTTGATTTATTACAATGTCTACATAATTTTCGATTCATTTCTTTTTATCTCTTAAACTATTTACTTTATGTTTTATTAGTGTAGGGCAATTAAATATTTTAGCGTAGTGTTCTAGTGCAGCATTAAAGTGGTCTGTAGCTGACTCAAAACCTTCTAACGCCCACCATTCACCTTTCCTTTTAGCATGACCTACTCTACTACATACCATACACCAACTCTGTAAACCATCTAGGGCTGTAGGACTTTTATTGTATTTACTTAATGGTTTTACTTTTTTGCAATTTATACACTTTTTTTCTTTCATAAGTATATTTTTCTTGTTGTTGTTTTAGT